GGGGTACGGGTCCGGTTGTTCGTCGTCGTGACGGGCAAGCCGAATTATTAGATGTGGGGGGGCAGACATATCTAGGGGTGTCTCCTGAACTAGATGAACGTTTAAGTATTCAAGAACTAGAGGATCGTATTGATCGTTTATCTACATTAGAACAGCGTAATCTTGCCAGTTATGAAATGCGGGAGGAGTTAGCTGCGTTACGGGAACAACTTGCTGAGACCAGAACTCGTGCTGCTGCTCAAGATCCTGATCAGTTGGATATGTTTGATACTTCGGATCAAGTCGGACTGGATTACCTTGAAGGGCAGCAACTAGATCTTCCTTTCGATGGGCCTCGTCCTGCGCCGAGCATGGCAGGTTTACCATTATTTGATGAGGCTGTTCGTCCAGATCCTGTTGCCCCTACTCCTCCTACAGATCCTACCGGTCAGATGGCGTTGCCTCTTACAGGCGGTATGACCGGAGATGCGTCTGTCCAGCAAATGGAGCTGCCTTTAGGTACACCTCCTATACCCGCAGATCAGTTACCGCAGCAGCAGTCGCTTGAGTTAACGGGCATGGCTCCTATTGCGGATACTACTACTCCAGTCTACGTTCCCCCGCCTGTTACAAATCCTGCTATGGCACAAGCATTTGAGAGAGCGCAACAAGCGCAGGCGCTGCAGCAACAGCAACAAGCTGAGCAAGATGTTTTACAACAGCAAGCATTTCAACAGCAGCAGGATCTCGCGGCACGTAATATTGCCGCTATGCGTATGCAACAGGATCCGGGCATGGCGCAAACTGCAATCCCAGCGTTCGCACCTCAAGAAGATATACAAGATCTGCTCCTAAAAGATGCGTTAGCGTTTGCTCAACTGCCTGATGTTGCATCTATTGAAGTTACTCCAACAACGATTAAAAAAGGAAAGAAAGTTAAAGGGGCTTTACGGTGGGTTGTCACTCTACCTAATGGCCAAGAGACTGAAATCTATCGGGTAACTAAAGCATTAGGTAAAGATAATCGGCCAACTGGTTGGTATCAGGTAATAAAAGATGGTGATGATAGGTGGCTGGCAGATAAAAAGAATGAGGCTATTACGCGACTAGAAGCCGAGACTGCTGGTGTGACAATGGAGACAGTGGATGCCACAGCGAAAGCAACCCAACCGAATCAAGACCGGAGTCAGGAGTCAGGCCCAGCGAAACTGGTTAGAAAAAAACCACCCAGCGGCACTTCAAAAACTGGAACAGGAGCGGCAACCCTCAAAGATACCGGCTCGCGTTCCAGAACCACAAAAGGGAAAACAAAAACTGACAAGCTCAAAAAGCAAGATAAAAGCAAAAAGGAAGACGATAAGCCCGCTGGACCGGACCAGCCGCAACCGACTGAGCGGAAAGACCAACAGCCTGTTAACCTAGCACCTCCCCTAACTGGTCGGGCATTAGCCGCAGCTAACTGGGATGAGTTAGCTACTGTAGCATCTAAATTCCCCGGTCAAATTCGTAGCTGGTCAGCCTTAGTAGGAGATCGGGGTGCGGTTGCAGTTAAAGTTAGGAAAGAGTGGGAAAAACTTAATGCCAATACAGATACAAAAGCAGCCACTATCGTTTCCGATGCCGGAGGAATTATTACATTTACACCGGAAGCAACTAAGGAAGCTGTTGAGTTATCAGTAAAGTTTCTCAAACTGCAGAAAGAACTAGAAGCCGTACAAAATAAGGGCGAGAGGATCGCTAACCTAATTCATAATATTGAAACAGGTCAGGACGTTCCTAATTCTATTAAAGACTTGCTTATTATTGCGCTATTTGATCCGACCAGTAGTAAAGATACAACGCAACTTAAACTGCTGGAAGATATTAACTCCGCCGAAAACTCTTTATTTGCTACACAAGATCTGCAACGCATGGTGCATGAACAATTTGAGAATCTATTAAAAGACCCTTCAGTTATTAAGCCATCTAAGAAGACAAGGAAAGTTGACTTTGCCTCTACGGTTAATGGAGTTCTACAATCCGTTCGTTGGGTAGATTTCGCTCATAGGCAAGGGCTACTACCCACTGTACGAAAAGTATTTGATACTAATATCAATGCTACACCAAGTGCCAAGATTACTCCCGACATAGCTGTTCTGTGGAATAATATTAAAGTTACAGAAAGTACTGTGCTTGATGCGGTGCAGAGTGAACTTATTGATAACCCTGCAAATCGCCGCATTATGGAATTACTTGATCAGTTTACTGAGCTTTCCGAAAGTAACTTGGACGTATACTGGGGTGTATCTGAAGAACAATTCAAAGCCATACAAGATGAAGTTATAACGCGTGTGCGAAATGGTGTAGCCCTTGAGGCTAATGAAGATGTGGATACTACTATTACTCACCATGAAGTAGCAGGTTATGGTGCAAAGTTAGAGGTTGAGGTTATGCCAGACCTTACTCTGCCTTATCGTGAAGCACCACTTAGTGAATGGGTTGATGCCAAGACTGGGAAAATTAAAGTGCGTAACGCACCTGCTATACGCCAAGGTGAAGTTGATATTCAGATAACTACAGGTAAGCCTCGTATGAGTAAGAGAGTAGTACTTGCTACTCCCGAAGGGGTAACTCCAACTTTTGCCGAGGATAAGTTTAATAATGATACTACTACAGTAACTGATGGCCGATACAGTCGTTGGAATGGTGCACCTATAACTAATCCTCTTTCTTTTGGGATGATAAAGTCTGCCATCAGTCGGGCTACTAAAGTTTTCAATACAAAGATTGCGCCTTCTTTTAAGCCATATCGTAGCGTAGAGGACTTACGACAATCTGATCCTGCGACCTATAGAGAAGCGGTTGCAGCACGTAAAGGTAATCGTCCTATTCCTAATAATGCAGCAGGGTATGCCTATACTGTTCGTGAAAAGGATGGGAGTCTTACTTATAAAGTTTTGATATTCCAACAGAATATTTTAAATCACCAGCATTTACGATTTGTTATGGCGCATGAAGCTATTGGGCATCTAGGTCTACGGACCGTTATACCTGACCGCGAATTTAATAGCCTTATGGATGATCTCTATACGCGAGATAGCGGCATAAAAGCTAGGGCAGATAGCCATATGGATATGTATGGCTATAGTAAAAGAGAAGCGATTGAAGAAGCTCTGGCTGATGTCGCTGGTGATATAGAAAGTCACTTACTTACTCGTATTGGAGCCGCACTTAAGAACTTCTTTAATAAATTGGGGTTTGTATTTGAAGATGACATGACGCGGTATTTTGTATTCCAGTCTCGTCGTTATTTACGTACTGGTACAATCGGAGATCTTTCACCTCTTGGCATTAGTCTTAATGTTAAAGAACTACAGCGACGTTATGTAGAAGGACGCTTTTCTCAAGCCGACCATCTTGCATCCAGTTTGGCCGGGCAACATGCAGCAGCAGCAGTCCATACAAAGAATGCATTAGATTGGGCGCTTACTAATGTTGGTTCGGGTAGTACTCTAAGTAGTTGGTTAGGGAGAGGGCTTAAGCTAATTCAATCGCTTAATAACCAAGCCCTTCATAGCGAAGGACTTAAAAGACTCTTTACTATTTTTACTAGTCAGTATGAACATATACGTGCGCTGCAGAGCAAGTATAATAACATGACCCGGTTCTCTAATGCTGGCCGGGTTACTACTTGGTTTAATAATCTAGTTACCAATGACCCGGTAGATGCGTTATCAAAAGTAGAACAGGATCAAACAAATCAATTATTATATATTAACGCCCTTCATAAAGGTCAGTTAATAAACGAAGCAGAACTCGACAATCTAGGCGCACTACTAAAAGTAGATGCAACTGGAGAATCTGTAGTTGACGCTAATGTGTTGGAAAAACTGCAAGAGCGCGGCAACCTTACACAAGACCAATTTGCGAATGGTGTTTCTTATATTGTCTATAATGATAAAGGTGAAAGAGATACTGTTAACTCAGAACTTATGAAGATTGATTTTAAAATTACGGATCGTGTATGGAAGGCTTTTAACCAACAGAGAAAAGTAGTCGATGAAGGTGCTCTCGATGTTTATAGAGCTAAAGTTTATGGCATGATCCAAACTCGTGAGCGGGAGCTAACTCGTCTCCAAACTAAATACGATATGACAGACAATAATAAGGAGACACTAAGAGCTTTATCTGATCATTACGTTTCATCACGGGGGAAAACTGCAAAGTCTAGGGAAAAAGCCTACAAAGATGTGCGGAACGTCATCCGTGTTATGCATGAAAAATGGGGCAAGAAAAAATTAGATGATTGGTTAGATCCAAGTATAACCGAAGCGGATGATGCTGTTACCCCAGAAATGAAAGCGGTAATGGCTAGTCTGAAAGATCTATCAGAAACTACAGTAAGCGAGAATGATACTAAGAAAATAGTACGGGCAATCTTAGATCTCAGTTTACTGGATGCCCAGCTAACTAACGCTGAAGCTCGAGCTAAGATGACTATCGCTGGTGGTTACGTTCCTTTTGTTCGTCGTGGTGACTGGCAAGTTCGCCTTGTTGCGCTCGATCAAGACGGTAATGAGATTGCTTTAGAGGAACATCTAAAAGGCATGATGACCTACACACGAACAGAGAAAGATACTCAGGCAATTAAAGTAGCAGAACAATTAGAGGCTGTTTTTGAAAGTTTTAATAAGAACCCTCAAGGGTCTACCATGTTATCGGCCCAGCTTGATAGTAACGGTAACCCAGTACCTGTAAAGATATCCAAGATTGAAGCCAGAGCGGAACGGGCTATGACTACTGCTCCTTTCGCTGGCACAATTAATTATGATGATATGATGCAGACGATCACCCGAGCTGGTGTTACCCTTAGTGCTATGGATAGAGAGAAGCTAGTAAAACTAACAACCTCTCACCATAGTCTTGCCCGTAAAAACCTATGGCGTAGAGGGAACCCCGGATGGGATCCAGATGCAATGCGGGCTATTGCAGAACATCTTGAGACCCAGTCACATCTGGCCGGTAAGAATAGATACCAGCACCAAGTTGCAGAAGTACTTTCCGATAATAAACTTTGGCATGGTAATACCTCCCGACTCAGGGAGATTCAAGCTAACTATATTAGAGCAGTAGAAACTGGGAACGAGGCAAAAATTTTTGATGCAAGAAAAGCTCTTGTTGAATACCAAAGAATGTATGTCGCCGTACAACCTATCAATAAACAAGTAGAGATTATTGCCCCTATTGCTGGTAACCCCCTAAATAAAAAACTAGTTAAGGGTAAAGGTAAGGGGAATGATTTTAGGGGAGATGCAACAAAACTTGTTTCCTTCTATAGGGATACACGCAACCTAGCTGATGCTACCACAGAAGGAATTGTCGGGAAGTGGGCGCAACCTATGATCTCAATAGTAGCAGCCTCACAGTTAGGGGGCGCACTTGCCCCTGCGATAGTAAACTTATCTTCTTTATGGTCTCATGCTATCCCTTATCTCGCAACGTATAACAAGAAAACCGGATACGGTGGGGGACATGGTATAGGTAGGGCCAGTATGGAGATCGGCAGAGCTATGCGAGATGTCCGTTTGTTTCGCGGAGGCTTTGCAGATAAATTCGGAAACGCTAAAGGCTTAGAAGACTTAGTTAAAGAAGCACGATCTAATCCTCAAGCCTTTGAGAACAAATATAATCTGACCTTAGACGAAATAGTTTTTGTAGAAGCTCTTACAGAGAACGGAGTCCTTACACCTAATATGTGGAACGCCATGATGGGTACTTCCAGAACAGGAAAGCGTGGCGGTCTAGGACAAGCTACTGATGTCTGGATGAAGATGTTCTCTAAAACAGAGCAATACAATAGACGAGTTACCGCGTTAGCTTCTTATAGACTGGAGAAGCAACGGTTACGGGACGCAGGGGTAGGAGCATCTGAAGCAGATTTTAACCAACAGCTTGCAGATCCTAACAGTTCAATATCTCAGGAACTATATAGAAGAGCAACCACAGCAGTTGATACCTCTCAAGGAAACTACTCCCAGTTTAACCGCCCTCATTGGGCAAGGGGGAACATCTTCCAGTTCTTCTATATCTACAAACAGTTTGTTGTAATCACTGTTGAGCTTATGAGGAACCTAGCACCTAAAGAACGTACCGCTATGTTCGCCATGTTACTTCTACTTACAGGTGTAAAAGGTTTTCCCTTTGGTGATGACATAATGGACGGTTTAGATACTATTGCACAAGCGTTTAACATACGGTGGGAGGGGTCAGAGGCATGGCTGGCAAAGCAGATCGACGGTATTGCTCCCGGACTAACCCCTTGGGTTATGCGCGGAATACTTGATAATACACTTGGCTACACAGTGTCTAGTAGGTTAGGCCATGCAGACATTATCCCCGGAACAGGGATGGCTCGAGCAGGAGCCGACGTTGGGCGTGAGCTTGAAGCGATCCTAGGGCCAATAGCTTCTTTTATTCCTGTCGTAATACAAACTTCTAAACTGTTAGGTCGGCAAGGGCTTGAGGGTTTAGGGATACGAGAAGATACCACAACATGGGCAGATATAGGGCGAGAAGGTTTTGGTATTAACTTAGTTAAGTCTATGACGGAAGGTATCCTGTACCTTAGTGATGGCACTGTCACTAATAAGAGGGGTCAGGTCATCTCCAAAGAAGCCTCTATAGGGTTAGCAATAGGTCGGATGATGGGCTTCTACCCTGCGGCGGCTACTATGCAATATGATGTGAACCGTATGGCTAGTCATACTCGTGAGTACGCGAAAGAGTTAAAGATGGCACTCAGAGATGCCTACATAAAAGGTAGTCCAGCAGATAGGCGGCGTATTCTTAGGGAGGTTGTGGAGATAAATAAAGGAGCAAGGGGTACACCGTTCTTTATCAGTAACTTCCAGTCGGGCGCACAGAGGGCATTAAGGGCCGCTAGACAAACGGCATCCCAACGCTCCTTCAAAGCTATGCCAAAAGATGTTAAGCAGTTATCAGGCCGACTGATGGAGATATATGGACTTGATTAATTTCCGGTAAGTAAAGGTGGGAGGTGAGGCTGTGGTGGTTTCGGAGGCCCGTTGAGCCTCACCCCCCGAAAGCAAGGAAGATGTGGTCCCTGCTCTCATTCTTAATATTACCATATAGATTTGCGGTACGACAACGGCCCGACGAAATTTATTTTATATTTATTCCACCAGTGTTAATTGCCCTAGCGTAAGCTCCTCTGCGTGTTGTTGTATGGTATCAAGGAAGCCATACATATACGGATGGCAAAGGTTAATCCCGAATACATACTGCTGACCAAGGCGCAGGGCTGTGTCTTTCCCTATAGCAAACCTCTTAGTCGTTGGCGTAGCATCAATGCCTTCTGCCTTCACCTCTTTGCATAACGTGTTGTAGTCGTACCCACGGGAAGATACCCATTGCTTAAATGGTTTCCGTACCAGCATGACCGTACCATGTGTGAATTTATCGACAGGTGTGTTACGGTAGACATCGAATCGTGCCTTGACCTCACCCCTTGGGATACGGTGGGGGTCTAGTGTAGGTGGCATATCCTTGGTGTGCATGATCGTCAGTGCGTCAGCCGCAATCTCGTTAAGGTATTCATGGACAAGTCGGAAGCCATCGGTCTTGTTGTCTTCGACGGTGATCCGCAGTGCGTCTAATTGTTCGATGACCCAATGGATACCCTTTGCAAAATCGAAATCAATTAAGCCTTCTTCCTGTGCAATCTCACTACCAACATGAACGAGGATCAAATCCTGTTCCCAAAATCGTTCTGCCCCTACGAATGAGCAGTTATACATGTTGTGAAAGTCAGCCGTAACCTCTGCAATACGTTGTAGAATGTATGCCTTACCTTTGCGCAGCAGCGCTTTAACGTATGCATCACCTATAAGGCCGTGATTCGCCATTAGATACTTAAAGATCGTACGCCCTGCACTACTGCTTTTCTCAAACATCTTATGCGGCGGTACTTGTATCTCCAGCAGTCGTGCCATCTGTGCGTCAGTCTCCAGACCGGACGCCGCCATCTTGGATATGAAGCTGACATTAGTAGATACTGTCACAGTCGTTGCCCATTCCTTGGCCTCACGTTCCTCTGCCCTACGGTTAAGCCTCGCCTTGTCCCTGCCCTGCGTCACCCAGTAGCAGAAGTCTCCCACATCTTCCATCATGGTGGCTTCATCAATAGTCATAGGTAGGTTGCAGTACACACCTAGCCGCCCGAACAATGCGTTCTGTGTAAACTTAGCGGCAACGTGTAGCTTCTCAGGGTTCCCCCATATACTCTGTTGCCATAGCTGGACAAGGGATTTCCCCCCACCTGTAGGGCCACAGAGTGATAGCGTTAAGCCTTTCAGTCCGGTGAACGCCCACAGTGGAGCGGCAAACGTCTGGCATAACCCGAACATATGCCAAGGCATAGAGGCTGTCTCCAGTAACCTAGCCCCATGCTTCCACCCTTCTATGGTTCCTGCATGGCTGTATAGTTCTGATCCCATCTTACTTGTAGCAGAGGTTAGGGAAATATCTTCTACAACAACTGATCCGTCTGGTTCCCGTTTGTACAGGCGATCTCCAATTACAAACCTAGTAAAGTCTTCCTTCCATCCCATTGTACCGTGGATGTTTGTCATGGACTTTATGGAACGCAACTCATTCATATAAGCCCGTAACATAAACTGAAATCCTTTCACCTGATTTCTGCCATTGAGTACAATCCCTTGGTCTGCGATTGCAGTGGGGAACTCACGGCTATCATCATTAAGATACGCCTGTCTAAACGCAAGGTCTTGCCACCCGACATGAGGACGCTTCCATTTATACCGGACAGTCTCATAACCTAGAGACTCATCCTTACCATACCCAACTGGGTATATATCAAAAGCGCAGATGTCTATATCCGTACCGTCTATAGTCTGGACGATACCGCGAGTGCTACGCTTGAACGGTTTGGGTAACGGAATGATCTTCGCTACGTCGTCCGGCGCATCGTCTGTTATAGGTACGGAAACTTGTTGTAGACCAAGGCGTGTTGGTGAACCTATCTTGCCCAGCATCGGGCATTTATCACAGCCTTTAGGACGTTCCAGTTCCATCTGCTTACAGGTGGTTGGGCCTGTTGTATTGTTCTTCCACTGCTGTACCTTGCGTACTGTCTCTGTCTCAGAGTAATCCGAATAGCTACTGCTCCATGCTTTGGCAGTCTCCTCTGGATCTTCACAGTATGCGGCAATCCCCATCATGGCGTACCACACTGGCTCGGATACCTTATCTTGGTTCTCTACTGCCCACTTAACCTGCTGGCATTTCCTCGCCACCACCTCTGCAACGGCAGGAGGAAAGTCCTGTTGAACAGCAAGAGCAGACAGCAGACCACTCCCTTCCGGTGTGTGTTGACTAGTGACCGGATCTGTCACGTATTGATTATCTTTGCACAACAAGTTCTGGAGTATGTGTAGTTCAGTGCCCGGGGCGTCCATGAGAACACGCACTTCTTTACCGCCTCGCGGATTGACTGTACCTACTGGGCGAAGCACCCTTGCAAGATCGGCAGTTACTTTCGGGTCAACATCAAATCCTAGATCGGTGTGCAACTTCTTTAGTCCATCTGCTAAAGGTTGCCATACGTCAGGAGTTATTGCCTCAGATAATATCCAGTAAACGTGTAGGCCATTACCGGATGATACGATCATAGGTCTTGGCATCTTGGACTTTGTGAGGAAATCCAATAGCGCGGCAAGCCCTTCCTTCTGATTGGCATAAGGTTTATCGGGGCCGCAATCTACGTCAATAAATAATGCTTTGGTTAGTAGGACGTTGTTCTGTTTTCTGCTTGTTCGTGTAGCGAATGATGATAAAGCGTAATAGGTGTTATTTCCAAAACGGTCAGACCGTTCACAACTTGTAGCAAGTTCCTCCACCGTATCGAAGAAAGCCTGTTGGGGGGCCGAACCATCATTAATTAAGATGGTGGCATAGAACCCTTTTGGTGGAAGAACACGCTGTAGAAAGTTCAGCGTATTCATATCAATTCCCTGCTCTGGCAACTAAGGGGAGCGGCGAACCACTCCCCTTAAAGCATCTTACTCAGAAGGATCTATAAATTCAAGGAGTGTCTTGAATCTTTGTGCAGATGGCATGGCAATTACCTCTGGCCTAGGCCATTCCTGCTCCTCAAGCACCTTGAATAATTTACGAAGCGCATCACGCGTACTCGCATCATTACTTTTCCGAATGGGCTTTCCATTCACCCACCCCGAGTACGTTACCCGAGACACACCAATGACTTTCGCCATCTGTGCAGTCGTCAAAAGCATATGCGCTCTCAACGCTTCCACCTGCGAAAAATCTAGTGTGGATTTAGCCATCATCCGCCACCTCTGCCATTAACGCAGTGATCTCATCCGCAAGTGCCGCCGAGCTTGAATCAGACACCGGAGCCGCCTTTGGTTCCTCCGCTACTGGAGCAGGTGCAGGAGCCGGTTTTTCGGCCTCTGGAGCCACAGGTGCAGGGGGTGTGGGGTCCGGTACTACGGTAGGGGTAACGGCTACTGCCGCAGGTGCAGGAGGACTAGCAGGTGCTTCACTCTCTGCAACAGGTTCCTCAATGGTAAACCCATCTTCGGAGTCGAACCCGAATTTTGTAGCACCATCAGCACCTTCGACATACTCTATGATCTGCACTGCTCGTAGTCGGAGCGTAGCACCAGCACCAATGGAGGGGCTACTGTAGAAGGCAATGGAGCCGTTCACCTTTATGACTGACCCACCATAGATATTATGCGAGGTCATCATGTTGCCCTTGCTATCAAAGACAGCAGGTTTCCAAGCGGCCTTGGATTTAAATTTAATGATGACGTTACCAGTCGGTTGACCAGTATCCTCATCGACCTCATCATGGTACGGAACAGGAGCTTGCTTAACTTCCTTCTTGGATTTCTCCATCAGTCCCTTGATACCGCCCACAATCTCAGCATTGATGAGCTTGATTACAGGCTCCGCTTCTTCTTTCGGAAGGCATAGGTTAACCTTATAAACTCCTGCCTCATCAAACTTGGTATCAGGCTGGGAGATGTAAGGGAAGTGAGCTACACCTTTAGGTGTGGTAAAAGTCTTATTCATATTAAGAACCTCCTAAGTTCTCTTGGTTAGCTATAAATCCTGTCTCATCTTCAAAACCGAAATCAGATGCGACAGATGGTTTTCTAGGAGAGATAGAAACACGAACAGGTATCTCTCCGGTTATTTGTTTTACCTGTTCAGACCCAAATAGTTTATCTACTAGGGGTTGGGTTTCGTCTTTGATATAGCCACTAAAGCTAAACTTTAATCTTGGAAATGATACGTCTGTATCAAAAGTTATTGCCGTCTTTATTATCTCAGGTGCAATGCCACGCATGGTCAGTTCCTTCTGGTAATTATTCAGCCCTGTAAGTGCAGTCGCTGTAACTTCCAGTAGGTAGACCTCACCCTCCGGTTCATCCGCAAGTACTACGGCTAGTCGCTTCTTATCCGTACACGCTTTTACTCTAGTACCTTGAGGAGTGATCCTGCTACCCCATGAATTTTGAGGGCAGGTAGCACACACATCATTCTGTGGCTGTTCACTATCGGAGTTAGGTTTAAGCCCATCGAATGTGAAGCAGTCGGGGGTAGTGTTATCGGTATCAGGGTTCCACGCTTCTGCATACCAAGCCTTCGAGAGGCGAGGATTCGAACCCACCACAACAACTTCCAGAACACCAGTCGTAATAGGGGACGCGTCTCCATCTACAACAGCACTAAACATACAGCCTTTAAGGGAGATACGGGGTATAGAAATAGTTTCCACTGTACCACCTATGTCTTCGGCTTTGTGCCAAGGTCAACCTCTGGCCCGAAAAGTTCTAACTGTTGCGGCAAGTTATCTTCGATTATCCATGTAGTCTTTGGGATCATCTCTTTACAACTACTGCACAAGAGGCTTGACCATGCAAAGTTACCGACATGAGTGGTGGCATTACATAAGGGACAGATAATAGTCTTTCCACCTTTGCCAGCTCTCGTGTACCTGTTGACACGTTTAGGTAAATTAACTGCGATCATCTCTATCCCCCTTGAGTTTAACTACCATGCCTTCCTCATCAAAGCGTCTACCTCCAGCGGCTTCCATCCGCTTTGCAAACTCCTCATTTCCCCTTCGACTGCTAAACCCAACATCAGGTGTAGCCTCACGCCTAAGACGGGAGGTCATTGCCCCTTTACGGCGTCCCTCATTAGTTATATTCATCATGCCCTCTTGCTTGGTGAGCGTACATTCACGCTAATTTTTGTACCAAAGTTTACACCGGGGGGTATCGTCTGTGTCTCATCAATATGTCCACGAACAGCGGTCTTATTGACACCACGGGTTAACATCTCCCATGCCTCGTTCTCCCGAACAAATTCCAGAACTGCATCCCAATCCGCAACACTGGCAAAATCACTGGTTGTCATAAAGGCTGTACCTTCATTAGTCTTAAAAGACTTAACGCCTGTCTCATCTGACTTTGCTTGTATCCATGCTTCTATTGTAGCCATCTTCTGTTTTATAGCGTGAACGCGAGTCTTGGTTTCTTCCTCTAGCTCCGTTTTATTTTTCCGTAGCTGTAGGTATGTAGCAATAACCTGATCGACTGTAAGTTCTTCGGACATTTTCTACTCCATTTCCTGCTGTATAAGATCCAGCAGTATCCCTTGTAATCGTTGTTTAGTTTCCAGCCGTTTATACATACGGCGTTCTAGTTTAGTTCCTTCGATATGTATTATGTTCGCAGTATGCTTCTTACCTATACGTTCTATCCTGCCGTTGGCTTGTACATATTGCTCATTACTGGTGATCGGGCCATACCAGATAATAGTAGAGGCCGCTGTTAATGTAAGCCCATGCGCCATAGTAGCAGGGTGGGCAAGTAGTACCTTCGGGTCACTCGTTTCTTGGAAGTCATGGAAAATCTGGTTACGCTTAGAGGAACTTACTGCACCATTAACTACGCCAACAGACCACCGCTTGGACAACTCCCTCTCCAGCATATGTAAAGTTCCAGTAAGAGGAGTGAATACTATAACTTTACCTCCTACCTCATCTATAATCTCACATACGGTATTCACTCTAGGTTTGCAGTCCAGTTCTACGTTGTCTCCGTTGTCGTCGTAGGCAACGCCACAACTTATCTGAACAAGTTTCTGTATCTTAACCGCTTCGTTAGCAGCACTGATCTGCTCACCATTCGCAACATCAGTGATGAAGTTCTTGAACATCCTGTCGTAGTGATCCCGTTGTTCCTTGGATAACTCTATCTCTCTGGTCTGGTAAACTGTATCGGGAAGGTCGAAACACTCATCTCGTGTATACCGTACCGCAGGTTGCAGAACGTGTTTCACAATCTCAAGCGATCCGGGGCGCGGCACCCAACTGTACTGACCAAACTTCTGCATAACCTGATTACGGAATGCCGAGAATGTCCTTGGGACATGGGGGCTACCAACCAGCTTCGCCAACGTCCAAGCATCGGTGGGTTCATTAGGGGTGGGAGTACCTGTCATTAACCAGAGGCGAATGTCGGGGTGTAAATCTATCCATCTGCGGAACAGACGGAACCTGTTTGTCGATGCGTTCCGTAACACCGCCGCCTCATCGACTATGACCAGATCAAACATCTCATGTATGTCATCTGATACAACCCCAAACCCATCGTGGTTTATGATATAGAAGTCTACATCTTGTTGTAGTAACTTACGCCTACGCTTGGCAGTGCCATATAAAGTTACGAATTTTCTGTGTGTAAACTCTTTGAATATAGCATCCCCCCATACACGTTCCAGTGTGGAGAGGGGAGATATAATAAGACACTTCTTTATGATGCCTCTATCCATAAGGTAGTCAGCCGCCCACAATGCACTCTGCGTCTTACCAGTACCTATCTCATTAAGTACGAGATTACGTTTATTCATAGTAAGAAACGCAGAAGTCTGACGCTGGTGGTCATAAGGGACTAGACTACCTGACCAGTTATAGTAATGAAGGATGGGAGCAGGGGCTTTAATCCCTAGGTTGCGTAGGACACGCACCTCATCAGGTTGGTGGGGGGTTAGTACCACATCGACACCGCGCAAGTTTACATACTTCGCAGTGGGTAGGCATTCCAGAACACGTTGTGGATTGTTAAGTTTCAGCGCAATCGTCTGCGCCTGTTCAACAACAAGCATCTATATACTCCTCCACCTTATTGATTGTTTCTTGGTCATAGACAAGAAAGCACTTGCCACCTGCGGCTTCGATCTTGTCCATGCACTGTTGCTGTAGGGCAGTAGGTTTCTTTGTCCGGTCAGCTTTGACCTCTATACCTATGAGTTTACCTGCGGCACAGGCAATCCTGTCAGGTACGCCAGACCTACCGAATGGCCCTGCTTGTGGAGGAAAATACCAGACGCTACGTTTACTCTTTAACATAGTGTCAAGTTTCTTTTTTATTTTACCTTCTGGCGTCATGCCCATTAGGTACTCCTACTTTACATTAGTGTCAAGTTTTAATTTGCAAACTCACATATATTTTTTGCAGGACACCAAGGGCATAACCCACTAGGCTTGGCAGGCCAGTTATCATGCTCAAGAGATTTCTCTATGAGATTGATCTTGCCCAGCAACTTGTTCCACAGCGTAGGTAAATCTTTCCTCGAGTATAACTCGTAGTCCATCTGCATATCTTTAAGCCAGACAAACGCTGACTTAACACGTTGGATTTGGGGGTGGTGTTTGAATGTCTGAAGCGCAAATAGTTCTAACTGAAAGAAGTCAGGTCTTCGCTTCCCTGTCTTCCAGTCTGCTACCAGAGCATCCTCACCATTAAGAATAAGAACATCCAGCTTAGACCGTAGCCATGCGTCTTTAGCCCACCAGCCTGTAGGCTTCAAGTTCGCATTAAGTGTAAGCTCCTGTTCTACAAGAAGTTCTCCGCCCATAGCGGAGAAGGCTTCGACGAGTGCTTCGTACTTTACACTCTCAGGGGGGAGGGATTGTGTACCGTTAAGTCGGTCTTCTAATTGCTTATGTACTCGCTCACCATACAGGCTGGCTTCACCCTGTACGTCTTTTACTTCCTTGGTAATCCTCTGCATATTGTAACGCTTCGGACAATTATCATACATCTTAATGGCAGAGTATGAGTGTGTTAAGTTAGTCATCTTTATCTGCTACCTCACCATCGCAACAATCGGACACTGGGTTCCGACATACTGGACACTCCAGATGCCCACGCACCATCTCAAGGTACGTCCACTGTCCACACCAAGGACACTCTTTTCTCAGGTCACTTGCATTCCCCATAGTTATCTCCTATGTCGCTCTCGCAAGCTACTGGTAGATCCTTCGCCCAGCTCGGGGCGCATGACATCACACGTTCCATATCTTGTTGCACAGCTTGTGCTTCCTCAGTACCGGCGGACACTATGATCTCGTCATGCACTTGAAATACTACCTTATGTTTCTGGCCTATCTCAGCCATCTGTTCCGTAATAACTATACGAGCCAACGCCTGTATAATATTCTCGACCACCTTACCACCGTAGATTTTAGTCCACGCCAACTCCTCTGTCGGGGTGTTCGCAACCCTACAGGCGATAAGTTTACGATAGGTACGAGCATCACTGATATACTCAAACCCATCTTGTGCAGTCTGTAGTCTATTATAGCGTATAAATAATCCGTTGGGTAGCTTTATTCCTTCGGGACCGAAAGGTAGCATACCACCAATAACTCCGCTCTGTCCTGTACTCATGGACTTGAGTGCTGACCCTGCCGTATCCCACAGCTTGGTGATAGAGGGGTAGGTGGTTCTATATAGACTGACGATTCGCTTTGCTTCGACCTCATCAATATCCATCTGCCCCAGCTTGAGTGTGTCCCTAAACTTTACATGACCCATACCATAACCAAGGCCAAGGATGCAGGTCTTACCTACAAACCTCTGCTCTTTCTTAACAGCGTCCACACCGATACCGTAGACGGTAGCCGCAAACTCACTGTATACATCGCGGCCCTCTCTGAATGACTGTACCAGATCATGTTGTCCAGCGACATACGCAAGCATACGCGCTTCAATCTGGCTACTATCACAAGCGATTAGCTTACTACCATCGGGAGCGCATAGAGCGGTGCGGATTACATTACCCTTACGAGCAGGTAAGTTCTGTAAGTTTAACTTATCACCACCAGAGAACCGACCAGTGTGTGCGCCGTAGTAATTTAACATGATGGGAAGTGGGCCACGCTTGGATACATCTATCAGACGTTGCGTCCGTGTCTCCTCAATCGTGGACTTAGTACCTAACCTTGCTTCCGTGACAGCGCGAACCGCAGGGTTCTCATGCTCAAGTAAATCCAGCAAGCCCTGATCTGTCTTGGCAAAAGCATACGTTGGTTTGCCTGTTCGCAAACTTATTTTCATAGGGACTAACGCACCTAAGTTCTCCAGCAGGGAAGCAAACTTTGGGTTACTTGACAGGACACTGCGGGCTAACTCAGGGTCACCGTTCCCCAACTTGTTGAGGAGCTTCTGCTTTCTCTCCTGTTCAGCTTTCAGGTGATCGCATAACTTGAACCTGTCAAGTTCTATAAGGGGTTCAGTATACATACGGATAGTCTGGTCTATCACCAGTAGTTCACTGACAGGGAAACCCTTCTTGAGTTTACGGAATAGCCTGTATGTGAGGTCAACATCCTTGAGGCAGTAGTTCCCATAAGCATTTAATTCGGTGGGCGTAAAGTCCTTGCGCCTCTTACCTATCGCATCAAATACCTCCGTACCTTTCTCACCTAACTTAAAGTAGAGGGACAGGTTTCGGAGACTACCACCTACCGTCACACTATAGTTAGGTCGGGCCATAGATAAAGTATCAAGCCAAAACTTAGGCTTAATACCGTAGTGCCAAGAGAGAATGGCTCCATCGAATACAGTGTTGTGACAGAGGATAGCCTTATCGCTGTAGTCCAACGAGTTTAGGAACGTGTGTACATCGTTACCGGAGTACCAGTCGGCAGGGTTATCGTTTACCTTAACACCCACACCTATTACCTCAAAGTCATCTGACCTGACGTACTCCTCAGTGGTCATCTTACCTAACGAAAACTCCTTGGAGTAATACGTTTCAAAATCAATCGTTACGATGTCCATCGGGACGGTCATCCTCTCCTATCTTGCGTTGTTCATAAGCGATAAGAAACATCAGACAGCATGACGCATGGTGTAAGTGGCTCATGCCTGTTTCTGGATCGTGTTTCTCTCCGCTCCACCAGCCCCACATATGCCGCATCAAAGCAGCAAAGGGGCGACTCCATGCCATACCTAACTCCCAGTTACGAGAGCCGTACTTTTTTGCGCCAAACCCTAGTACTTTCGCGGTTGCATCTAAGTATTCGGGGGCGAGCAGATCATACGGAGGCTTCTCTGCATCATGTTTCACAGCGTTGGTCATTGATCGGGATTCGAACATGGGATCTCAAACACTTCAACTCCCATGCCACAGTGGGTAGAGAATTGATTGGCGATTGTTACAGATTGTTGCGCTGTTGCGCCCATCGCTAATGCACCATAGGCAAAGTCTTTACCTTCACCAAACGCACATTGGTTACGCCCATGTTCTATTGGAAGGGGGTGATCCTCATATCTATAGAGGCCACCTTTATTCACCACTATAAAGTGGCAGGGGTGGGTAGTCTGTATAACTGGAAACCTGTCACGCTTGCGTCCATCCAAGAACCATTCACGCATGGCAAGGATAGAATGTACTGGGCCTGTACCTGACAGGATAACTGCACCTTCTTCTGCGGAGTGATACCAAGCCTTCTCAGAGTACCATTGTGTAGCACCATCGGTGGCGGCTGTATCAGTGGCAAGTGTCTTGCCATCCCAAACTACTATAGTCATCGGCTCTCCCTTTCTAAAATAAGTTCTGGTGGTTGACTGGATTTACCCCAACAAATGCCCTTATCAAGGGTGGGGGGAAGGTATTTCATCCAGTCTTTTTTCCTTGAAGAGAAGTCTCTTAGGAGTAAGGTTGTGACGCCACCAGTCGCCAGTTTAAATCTCCCCCCTTGTAATGTTACTTTACAGCAACGTCAAGTTCTTTCTTACGTTTAGGAAGTTTGATCCCTTTAGCTTCCAGCTTTTTTCTATAGGCATCAGTTCTTTTCTTCCGCTCTTTCTTTTCTTGTATCCGCTGTCCATTAGCCCTTGCGTGTTCGGTTATCAAACCCAAGCCAACACCATGTGTAGCCTCGACAAGAACCTTGGCATTGCGCCCTTCCGCTATACCATCGGCGTATCTCTGTGCCTCATATAGAGAGGAGAAAGGTGACCGACTACTAACGCGGAGTTTACCTATCTCAACATCCTCAAGATAGACTACCCAAAAATCCATCAGGCAACCTCCTTGAATACACCGTATGCCTTGCGGTAATCAAGGCTGTGTTTGTTAAACATCTGGTCAACATACTTGAACACCGCCGCGTTATCTATATACGAACGAGAGTAAAGGTTATGTTTCGCTGACCAGTATACAAAGGCACGGAGTAGATCCTCTGGGTACTGCTCGGTACGCATACACTCCAGAACATATTGTTGAGCGTCAGAGTACTCAGGTTGACTGAGATCAAGGCCACTGTCCGACTTGATCTCCTTATTATAGAGAGACCACCTACGACTACCACCCTCTCCACTCTTAATCTCATCAATGTACCCAGTTAATGCACCGACCTTGGCCCTTGCCTTGAGGCCACGCTTGAACCGTGTCAAGTCTTTACGCCATGCCTTACGCACATCAGGGATAGCACGATCAGTAAGATCAGGTTGTGGATTGGTAATCCGATTACTCTTTAGGTCAAATGTCAGACCTTGGAAGTACTCACACGCAAAGTCTTTATCCAATGTCGGCCATGTGTAGTGGCCCTGTCGCTCCCAACACATCGGCCCCATCTCATAGATGCCCTGTCGCTTACGAGTACAACCCATATGGAATATCTTGTGAAGCACCATGACGATAGAGTTACTGGCTCTATACAATGCCTCTGGTGTCAGGTGAAACTGGACAGTATCATCAGGACGTATATCACAAAGCCTTTGTTGCGTACACCCCCACGGATTCATACTTATCCAGTAGACAGGGCGCAATCCGCTGTCATCTTTGTGTAACCTCCAGTTTGCAGGTAACGGCTT